TAAGGGTTACGGCGCAAAGGTAGGTTTAGGGAACATGCGTGTCAAGGCGGAAAATAGAATGGTTACTCAAAATCTCGAAACAATGCTCCTCTTGTTCGAAGTAATAACGTATATTCAAATGTTGTAGACGACAAATTGAATCGGCTATTGCCAGCCCTAGTCCGGTAGAACCCTCTTTTTTACTTCCTTGATAGAAACGTTCAAAAATATGTTCTTCATCTAATGGATGTCCTGACCCGGAATTTCGGAAAGTAATGCTGTTTTTTGTAATAATAATCTGTATACGTCCTCCGTCCATATTATGCACGAATGCATTCTTCAAGAGATTAGTTAATAGAGCAACCGCCAAAGACTCGTTCATTACAATATGAAAACGATCCTGCTCAGTGATATTTACTTCTATGTTGCGGTAATCATAGACCTCTTTATAGTCTTCCAAATATTGCTTGAGAAGTGTGTTCAGTTCCAAATCTTTGGTATCAGTAAACTGTCCATTGTCAATCTTAGTAAGCAATAATAAAGATTTATTCAGTTTGGTTATATATTCCAATGTCTGATGCGTTTTCATTAGTTCTCCAAGTTGATTTTCCGACAATGAATCATCATCCATTAACATTTCCAACCGATTACGGCAAATGGCAAGTGGTGTTTGTATCTCATGCGAAGCATTTCCGATAAATTGTTTCTGTTGTTCGAACATTTGTTCCGTCCGTTCGGCATATCGGACAGCTGCATCATTTAGTTTCCGGAATTCTGTGATTTGGGTATCATTGTTCAATGCTTCGTTTTTCTTTCCCGTCTGGTAACTGTCCAACCAATGAAGAAGTACATATAATGGACGCATATTTCGATAGAATACCCATACAGATATGATTATGATGCAGAGTAACAGGGCTACATATAAAAAGATAATCCATACTTGAATAGCATCTTTCAAATCATCCTTCTCGATACTGGGAGTAGATACAGTCAGTTCATAATAACGTCCTTCGTCATTTTTAAAGATAGTGGTCAGGATACGCGCCGGTTCTGTTTCCCCTTTTTCTACGATATAGACCATAGAATCTTTATATTGGATATCATTGCGGTTTCCAGCATATTCTTTAGTTACTTCAGTAAGATAATACTGATTATTTGAACCGTTGTTTTCAGAAGGAAGCTCCTCTCCTGCCAATGCCCGAATGATAATTGTCTCCGAGTAGTCTTCAAGTGAATCATCGACTTCATCATTTACTTCATCAATCATTGTAACATAAAAAAATACGGCCCAA